GCCCGCAAGTCCTTGCGCAGCGCACGAATGAAGAGCTCGGCGGATGAGTCTTCAAGTCGGTTGATCTCGTCCTGAATCGCAGCGCGGGCGACATTGCCCGTGAGCTCTCGGGTCGCGAGCTTGTTCAGCAGGCCCCAGGTATCACCGCCCTCGCGGAAGAAGCCCGCTCCCGGCATCGTGCGCTCGGGAACTTTGATAACCCCATACGTGATGTAGGGATTCAGTGCAGCATGCAGCAACGCGATGAATTCGGGATCATCCTTGTGCTTTGCGACCAGCGCCTGCTTGTCGTTCTTGCTCGAAGTGGCCGCGATCTCTTGAATTGCGGCAAAGAGCTCACGGGAGTTCATCAAGCCCCCACTTCGTTCGCGGCCTGAGCTTCCATCTTCAGACCAGCAGCGACCATCTTGTCGATGGCGTCTTGAATCACGCTGAAGCGCTCGACCACGATCTTTTCGCGGACATTTGCGATGACCTGATCGAACACGCTCTCGGCGACTTCTTGAGAGCCCTTGTTGTCGGCGACCAGCACCATCATCAGTTGCGCGCTTTGAAACAGTGCTGCCTGGGCGACGGTCAGGGGGTTCAAACCGTCGTTGTCGATGGCTGCGTTCATGCGCGTCACCAGATCGCCTTCTAGTGCCTTGACCTTCTCGGCGGCTTCCTTGGTAATCTGCGCGGGGCTCATCGTCGCGGGATTGAGCTTCACGCTATCTTGGGGTTGCGGTTCTTGCATTTACTGCTCCGGTTGTTCGAGGGACTTGCCCTCATGGTTGATTGAATCGAGGTAGTTGTTGATTGCATCGGCATATGAGCCTGACGCTGTGTTCGCTTTGGGCGTCGATATAACTTCAACCCGCTGTGCAGACTGTGCGACGACGAATTTCTCGTAAACGATGGTCGTTTCAAGCGGAACGGGACGAGACTTAAAGTAAATCGCCTGACCCGACAACCGCTCTTCCTCGCGCATCGCAAGTGCGGGGCATAGCCGAGATTTGATCGACGCCGCGCAGGGCGCATAGTCAGCGTTCATCGAGACGCCCTCTTCCACGCGGTCGATCAGCGACAGACACATCGCATAGGCTCGACAGTGCCCTACCCGCTGACAGCGATAGAAATAGAAGTTCTCGCGACCGCTCTCCGACGCAGCAGCGGGCAGGATCGGGGTGACGTTGTTCATTTCTTGCATGGTGACTCCTACTACCAAGAGCCCACTGATTCATCAGCGAGAATGCTGATTTCTTCGAGGTGTTCGAGGTTGTTCAAATGAGCTTTCATCATCCCGTTCAGGGTGAGGATGAGCCCGACGCGCACAATGGGCGTGATCGTGATCGGAAGCTGCCTTTCAAGCTGATCGGTCAGCAAACCATGCCGAAGCATGACCATTTCTGGAGTCATAACAACCGCACCGTTCTCAGTGGTGTCGAGAAGCATCTGCGCCATTACCACGACCCCCACTCAACGTCAGCCAGGTTGCCCGCCGACACAGTTTCTTTAGGCGCAAATCGCTGCGCTTTCTCAACGTCTTCGGGATGAGCGATTCTGTTAACAACCTCCACCGCTTCGTTACGATCCAGCCAGGGAAGTAGAAAATTAATCGCGGAATCACGATCTTCCCATTGGTGGATATTTACCTCTTCCTTCGACCAGGTTTTGTATCCGCGACTGATCTTCTCCGAGATAATCCCTACGAACGTGCCTTTTGCCGCGTTCGTAGACGCGACCGCATTGACCTTGAATCGCGATGCTGCCGAACCTGCTGGGTAGGGGTAATGACCTTTGAAAGGCCCCCAATTTGCTATTACGACACTTCCATTCGGCCCATCGATACGCGATACGCGATAAAACTTGGTGCCTCCCGTGTGTCTCGAACTGACGCTGACGAATTTGATTTCTGTGGTCATTGCTTGGGAAATTTTGTTTACTTAGATTCAGTGTAGAAGCGGGCTGCAGGAGCCCATCACACAGTTCCCAAGCGTCGAGACATGACGATCTTGGTGGCATTCGAGAGTGTCAGAGGTATCGCGGAATAAAAGCACCTACGCACTTCTTCCGCGCTGATTTCGTTTGGGTCTTTGTCTGCGGGCAGCATCGCTACGCGCACACGAAATCCCATACCCACTAGCTCAAGCCCAGCCTTGACTGCATCGTCAGTCGCCTTGAGCTCACCGTCCCACATGAGGGTGACTTCGCGCACGCCCCGCTCTTGGAGCGCATGGAACTTCCCAAGCTGCCCAGCGGCAATGTGTTTGCCAAATGTCCCGATGGGCACTACGTCGCGCAGGGCGCTATCGCCATCGAGCGCGATCTTCTGCGCAATCACATCGAACACACCTTCGCCAACCAGCACCCGTTCGGTATTCAGAACATTGTGGCCGTTGTATAGGTGTTCACCTGTCGAGGCGAACCCATTCGGGAACAGGTATTTCTTCTCTGCGGTGCCTGTGATGTCTCGGCCCTGAAAGCTGACCAGCGTGCCTTCCAGATCGAAGACCGGGATGATGATTCGCCTGTCAAACGAGACGAATTTCTTGGTGCCGTAGGTGGGATCGACATACATCCACAATCCCTTATGGCAATAGCGCAGCCCAAAGTAACGCGCTGCCTCAATGCCGATGCGACGGTTTTCGAGGTATGCGACGTTTCTCCCATTGATCGGGATTTCATATGAATTCGGCAACTTCAGCTTCGAGACATCGATCTCGACCGCAACTGAGCGCCGAGGGGGACGCCAGCCTAGGTCTACCCCGAGCGAACGAATATGTTCATCGAGTGAGCGCCCTGCGAGGCCAGAGCTATGTCTGATGAAGCTGAATTTGTTGAACTTTGCCTCGCATGAGCCGCTGAAGCAGTTACCCAAGCCCGTCTCGGCATTGAGAAACACCTTCCACTTCGCCTTTCCGCAGACAGGGCATTCGCGTAGGTTTAGCTGCGCACCGCTTGAGCCGTGTGCTTCACGATAATCAATCCCCTCCCGGTCGAGATATGCGGCTATATCAACGCGGTCGAGGATGTCGGAAATCTCCTGATCTAGCATGGGAATTTCTAAATTGAATCCATTCCATACGGTTTGGTATGGATTGTTATGGACTAGTCTTCACCCAGGTATTCAGCGAAGAAACGCATCTTCTCGATCTCTTGACGGATACGCACGGTGAACCCGCCCGCCTGGTTTCGGCACGCGGCAAAGTGCAATCGGCACTCGTTCATCTTTCGTTCTTCGTCGGTCTTATTCAGAGAGATAACCACGTCAGCGATCCGAATCTTGTTGAAGTCTTCAGCTACGTCGGTAGCGGTCGCAACCGCCTTCTTCGCGCCTTCCCGGTTGGTCTGGGTCGCGGTCAGAATCGCGAAGCCCTCTTGCATCGCAAGGCCGCGCAGGTTGACGTAGATCGACTTCGAGTTTTCGGTGGTGCTGTCGGTGATCCGCTCGGGCTGCATCAGGTCGGCATAGTCGACCACAACCATATCGAAAATGATGCCTTTCGACTTGTAACGCTCGATCAAGCGCCGCAAATCCGACACCCGCATCATCCCGCTCGGGTATTCCTGAATGATGAACTTGCCAGCATTCTTCATGAATACCTGAACGGCACTCTTGATCGAGTGAATGTTCTTGTCGAGATCGCTCATCTTCGTCTCGGAAACCCGAGCGTCGAGGCGTTCCGCGATGATGTCTGCGGACACTTCGAGCGTCACATACAGGACGTTGTGCTTCTGGGCGCTACCGCATGCGCTAATGCCGAAATCGAGCAGCGCGGTCGTTTTGCCCATCTTCGCAGCGCCCAGCAGCACCGAGAGCTCGCGTCGGCCCCAGCCACGGTGATACAGCAGCTTGTCGAACTCGTAGTTGCCTGTCGTGATACCCGTGGGTGGGAGTTTGCCCGCAGCACGATCAAGGCGAGTATGAGTTCTGGCCTCGATGGCTTCACCGTAGTCATACATGCCCGAGTCGGTATGAGCGCCGACATCGAGCGCCTGGCGCATACGGGTATTGATGCGGTCAAAGTCATTTCGGTCAACGTCCTCAACTGACTCCAGAATCGCCTGGCTGACTGCCCTGTTGCGGGCAAAGGTTGCGACTTGGTCAACCACATAATCGCGGTCGGACACATCGACCTGAAACAGACCAGGCGATAGACCGGCCTCGACCTCTTCCTTCTTGCGATCCAGAAGGCCCCGCACGCAGCCCGCCGCGATTTCCTTGGTGATGACCTTGTTGATCACATCCCGACGAATCAGGTGTGACAACGTAGTCTTGTCACCGGGAATCTTCCGATATGTCTCGAAGTAGCGGTTTGCGATGTTGACCAGGGCGGCGTGTGATGTCGACTCGAAGTATTCAGGCTTGATCAGCCCTTCAGCGCGAGCCATGAACATCGGGTCGCGCAAACACAGCGCGACGATTTTTTCCTGAAAACCCTCATCGAAGGTATAGACCGAGGCAGGCCCAGCACCCGCCTTGATCTCTTCGACTGAAGCGCTCTCAGGTAGAGAGCGCCCTTCGGCCTCTGCTGCCACTGCGGTCATTAATTCGTCTCCACACCTTCTCCGGCTTCTACCTTCGCTGGCACATCCTCATAGAAGATGTCGATGGCGTGTTTGAAGATCGTCTGACGACGACCGTAATCCGTCTGAACGGTCACTGTGAACTTGTCACGACCGACCAGCTTGCCGATGATTTGCTCGCCACTGCTGAGAATCACCGTGAGCGCGTTACCAGAGCGTTGCGCGGTGTCGAGAATCCGATCATGGCCCTTGGGGACATGACGGGTCTTTCCCGCCGTCGAATCGGTGCGTTGCGGACGGGATGCCGATGCGTGTAGGGTTCCCGCCATACGACGGCCCTCACGTTGTTGGTCTTGACGAACCGAGTCACTACCAGGGGTGGCGTTCAACATAGAAAAACCTTTTTTATTACGAATGAAAGTGAATAAAAGCCGCTTGAACGGCGTCCTTGCCGAAATACCGCTCCGCGACCTCTGCGGGCAGCATGTTCTCTCGATAGATCAAACGAGCAAGGGTTAGGTGCGGATGCACCCTCGCCCTTACCTGCTCGACCAGATAAGAATGGTATGAATCTTGGTCTGGATGACCCTCGTAGCTGAGTAGGAGAAACCGCTTGCTCTGAGCAAGCTGCAGCGAAGCGCTGCATAGCTCTTTCCAGGCATCGGCAGCGTCAAGCGTTATCTCTTCCCCATAGAGTTGATTGGGGCGCGGGAGATAGGGCCAACGGCGCTCCCAGCAGCGCTTGAAGATAAAGCGCAGATAGAAGTCGTAGCGACAGCCGATCCCGTCAGCTTCTTGGCGTGCCCGCCACATGGGGAGCAAGTCAGGGCCTTTGAAGATGTCCTCGTTGTTTAGGGTTCGCGCCTTTTCTGCATCGCGGTAGTCCCGCAGTTGCGCGTAGCTTTCGCGATACGCGGCGTCATACTCAGCCGCGAATCGGTAGGTTGCTTGCGCGGGCAGAAGGTGCCTGTAGTCAAACCACCTGCTCTGATGCAAAGCAGGCTCAACGTGCCGAATGTCATCGGGAATGTGGGCGAGCTCCAACAGCCACGAGTCGTCCCTCGTGATGTTCGCGCCAACGTAATTTCCCTTCATCTAACCTCTCTTTAAAGATAAGTGTTCACTTACTTTTCAAGTGTAGAAACACCAAAAACTAAGGGAGTCACAAGAACTCCCCAAGTTGATTGCTTACAGTGAGATTTGGCTCATCAGTGGATTACCGCAGTCTCATCCTGGTATGCGGCAACTACTTCAGCAACGAAACTGGAACGAACCACGTCTCGGTTATCGAAGCGCACCACAGTCACGCTCGGGATGTGGCTCACTCGGGAAACTGCGTCCATGAAGCCCGAATCGCGAATGTCAGCCTGGCTCTCGTCCCCGTTGATGATCACTTTGCAGTTCTCACCGATACGGGTAAGAAACAATTTCATCTGAGCTTTCGTGGCGTTTTGCGCTTCATCGAGAATCACCACGCAGTTTTTGAAGGTGCGACCCCGCATGTAGGCGAAGGGAAGACCTTCGATGTTGCCAAGTTTGATCTGACACTCGACCGCGCCTTTGCCCATGCGCTCGTTCAGAACGTCACGGAAGGCGGCAAGATAGGGCTCATACTTCTCTTCAAGCTCACCGGGTAGAAAGCCCAGACTCTCCCCCGCCTCGACCGCAGGGCGCGTGATGTAGATTTTCTCGACCTTGCGCGAGCGCAGCATTTCAACTGCTTTTGCGCCCGCAATGTAGGTCTTGCCGGTGCCAGCGGGGCCTGTCGCGAAGATGACCTCAGAACGATCGATGGCGTTGATGTAGCGCTTCTGTCGGTCGTTCTTCGCTACAAGGGGCTCTGCCGGTTTGGGTGACTGAACTGCTTGCTGACTGAAGCCATCGTCGGCGAAGGGCTCGTAGTGGGTTTGTCCGAACTGCACGCGGCGACTACGTGAGTTGCTGTGTCGTTCATGTTGCTGCTGATGTTTCTTTGCCATGTGCTGCTATACCGCCTGGGCAGTTGGTGAATGGAAGGGTTACTCGGCCGCTTTGAGACGTGCCTCTTGATCTTTCATGTATTGCTCGACCGTATCGACCAGGGCGTTGTGCCGCTTGGCGAGATCGCGGTTCTGAAGGGCAAGCCCCGTGTCGTCGCGCAGCAAGTCGCTGACACGAAGCTCAGAGGCGGTCGAATCGTCAGCGAGCGTCGTCTCCGACAGCGCCGTCACTTTCTCGTCTGCGCGCTGCATTGAGGATGCGCTGGGCATCAGCAGAGGTTCCTTGACGGGCTGCGTTGAGCAAGCGGACAGCATCAAGGCTGAGATGAGGATCGGGATCGCAAGTAAGGGGCGCGTTTGTCGCATTGGGCTTTGCCTTCGCGGTGGGTTGAACAAAGGTGACCGCGAGCATTGCAATCTCGGAGGTCTTCTGAAAGTCTGCGGCGCTCTGTTGCAGCTTCTTTTCGACGCCCATCATGACTTGAACTTCTTTGGCATCTTTCGTCCGCACCACTGCGAGGTCTTTACGCTCTTGAGCCTGTTCTTGCACATAGCGGAAGTAGTAACCGCCACCGAAAAGCCCAGCGGACACGACGATGATCGCGAGCGCTTCGATCAGTAGCGACCTGGGGTTTTCGAGCGTATCGATAATGCTCATTCATGCCTCTCTTCACTGACATCGCGACGGAAATCGCGATCACGGGCAAGGAACGCTTGCACCGTGGTTTGAGCGCCTACGATGCCCAGGTAAGCGAGCCAGATGTCGTAGTTGAGAGTGCCCGCCCAAGCTTCTTTCAGAAACACAATGGTCGCGGTCAGGTGTGCAACGTTCGACCACAGCTTTGTGTGTGAAATCCGGTCAGGATTCCTGCTGTCGGTGATCAGGTCTTTGAAGTTCATTTCGCCCAGTATGGTTCGGTATGGTATGGCCCTTACGGATAGAAGACGCGGTGACCAGAGCCAGGCGGCACGGTTTGAACGTGAGCCCAATGAGGCGTCGAGGACGGATGTTCCAGCCAGAGGCCGATGTCGGTCAGCGCCTTTTGACCAGAATCAGTCATGAGCCAAGCGTCGAGGCTGTTGTCAGCGTCGCTGATATCAACTGCCTCGCCCGTCATATGCTTCGACTTGAGCGCAGCACCCTTGACGTTGCTGTTGACTTCGGGAGGGCGCCAGCCCGAGTTCACGCCCCGGATTGCAGACTCGGGATTCTGTTCGTGAAAGATCGCGAGCAGCGCGTTCGCCCGCTTGACCGTTTCTTGTGCATTGGAAATGATTTGCTGCGTCAGTTCAGCCGCATACTGCTTGTCGCGACCCATCCAAAACTGGGTCATCGTGATATCGCTCATTGCACTGCCCACCACTTGATTACGACGGCTGCAAGAGCGGTAATGCCCCCGCCAAATACCGCCCAGAGAATCCGCATCCCTTTGCCAGCGTTCGATAGCGAGGTTGTGATTCGGATAAGGTTTTCTTCTTGAAGGCGAAGTCGCTCTGCAAGAGAATCGATTCGTTCATGTGCCCACTTCACGTCTCGTGCCACAGTTACGCCACGCTCTTCGAGAACCGCGAGCTTGGTAATTGCCTCTGCTACACGGTCAAGGGTGTCTCGGATGCCCGTTACGTTTTCATGAAGTGCGCTTAGTCGTTCTTCGAGCGCCGCCGTAGCATCAGCCACTTGCAAACCTTTTATTGTTTGATTCAGAAAAGCCGATGATACGGATTGACACTCAAAAAGTAAAGTAACTACTTACTTACTTTATTGATTGGAATTACTTTGCGCTTGCGCAGTTGAACGCTTCCAACATCAGCGCCCCAAATATCTTTGCGACTTTCATGCAAGTGCTCAGCCTCAATGCGATAAGGCAAATAACCCGTCACCAATTCAATTGCGAATGCGAAGAAGGCAACATGGTCGTTGTAGGAGTTCTCACACGAGCTCCAGAAGTTCTTGCCCTCAAGAAACATGCAGTTCCCCATACATGCTTGAAGCATCGGGCAGTCAGGACACGACGACCGTCGCGACCAATGGGTCGACGTGTCAAGCTTCACCGCAGCCAGGTCATCGACGTGTCCAATCTTGTGGGCCTGGCCATTGGGAGCTTCCGATGCTGCGCTGACGTTCTGACAGGTCAACACGTTCCCCATCAAATCAACCGATACCGTATCGGGTCGTTCCATACCACATTTGGTTCCCAACGTAGTCGCGGGACGCTGGTGTGCGAACGAGTTGATCCAGCCTTCGACACGACGGTATGTGAGGCCGAAATTCATGATTCGCTTATCCCGTAGCTGGGCAAGCGTGGTGCGCCGCAACCAAATATGCTCGTCTCGGTTCGTCAACGCATACTGGCTTGCGTCCGTGTCGTATACGTCGATCATCCCGCCCTCACCTATTGGCACATGCGGGTCGCTCGTCAGATCAACAAAGAACTGCTGAATTGCAGCCCGATCCAGGTTCTCTCGGTGCAGCATCGCATTGAAGCTGATCCGGCCCTCGGGCGCGAGCCTTCGGTAGAGGTCGAGAATCGCCTCTTTCGACTTGGGGTCATCGAGTGGGTCGGGACCGCGCACATACTGACTATGACCATCATGGGACAGTCCGATCCCAAACCCCATGCGGTCGAGCCAGTCATTGATCTCTAGGGTCAGAAGCGACCCATTCGTGACCATGCCGAACTGCACGTTCGGAAAACGGACTCTGAGCGCTTCAGCAAGGGGGACTAAGGTCTTTAGGTAGACGAGCGGTTCGCCGCCCCAGAACTCGATTCTGGTGGGTTCCTGGGGCATCCAGGCGCTAAGCTTGTCCAGAAACGCAGGGATCTGCTTCTTGCTAGTTTCATCAGCGTGGGGAACAAGCCGCTGACTGCAATACTCACATGCGTAGTTGCACGACAATCCAAGCTGAATTTTCAGCGTTCGGATGGCCCCCTTCCCCGCAGGCTCGTCTTTTGAAAACGGACTCGCGGGGTTGAATCGCACTTCACGCGAATCCGGGGCAACCCTTACGGGCGTCCCGTCCTCGAACGAAAGCTCACTCGTTTGATTGTTGTAAATGAAAGTCTGCTCACCGCGAGCCGACTTTGCGAGAATTTTGAACCGCATCGGGAATCTGGGACTTCTTTGAGAAATAGACTTGCTGGGCTTGACGAAGATTGCTCTTAGTCTCCCCAATAGCTTCGATGTTTTCTTCAGGCGTCTTGAACTTGGTCGAGTCGTTCAAGTTGAAGATGCTGACGAATTGATCGAACCATTTGGGGCGCTCATCATCGTCAAGGTGCTTCTGGGCGAGCGTGACCACTACCTGAGTCAGCAAGTCGACCTGTTTCTCAAGATCGGCGAGACTGTCGGACATATTGACGCCCGAGAACATTTCACGCCGCGCATTCGTATATTGAAGTCGTCGAGCGGCAAATCCCGGAATAAGCTCTTCGACGTAGTTCGCGGAACGGTCAGCGCGGTCAATGCGCTGGTATTTGCCCTCATAAAAAGCAGGAGAGAACGTCATCACCACGCACTGGCTAGGCGTAGCACCCCAGGCGACTTCAGCAATGATGCCCTCACGACAGCCGTAATGCTGACGCATGAAGGCGTCCTTATCCCGCACCTCGGCGTAATCGGTCACGTAGCGAAACTCACCCGCTCCCCAATACACGACATGAATCGACCAGGGCTCGAAATACTCAGCCGGGACGACTACAAGGGGCTTCTCGACGTAGGCGGTGTTCTTGCGGGTCAGCGTGAGAATGCCGCCCTTCGCCTGCTCGACCAGCAGGTAAGGATCAGTGAAAACATCGCGGTTACCTACGAACCGTCCTTGAATAAGAATTTTCGCCATTACTTTCGTTCCTTGATCTTTGCCGCGAGATGATCGCCCCAGGAGAATTGGATGTAGTCACGATCCCATTGATTCGCGCTGGTCGACACGAGATACCCGTCAATGAACGCCATACGGTCGGAACCGCTGCCCGGCTTCGGGATGGGCAGGTAGAGTTTCATATGCTGATCAGCAAGAACCGGAATGGGCGTGCGCTCGCGCCAGATGTCGTCCAGGTGGGCAAATCGCACGTCAACATCGCCAGTCAGGAACGAATCGTTGTCAAAGAGGCCAACGGTGATTCCCTCTTCGACCTCACGCTTGAATGCGCCGAGATCAGCAAGCCAGAACCATTGACGCTCGCCCAACTTCGACCACAGAGGATGTTCAGCAGACCAGAATAGTGAGCGATCTTCGGCAAAGGTCATCAGGTCGCGGTCGGCACCCAGGGTCGTAACGTAGAGGTGATCCACTTCCCAGGCTTCGGTAGGGCCTTGCACCCAATCGCCCGGCTTGATGTCTACGACGTCTTTCTTCGACCCGTCAGCCATCAATACCAAAGAGCCTTGGGGAAAGCAGCAACAACTACCGCTGCTATCACAGTTGCAGTCATGACAATTGACAATATAACGACGAGAGCCAAGCACATTGCCAGCGCGGAACGTTTCTATACCCTCATCGTTCGCGAATATGCCGCAGTTTCCCACCTGGTTCGCACCCATCCAGACCCCATATTCACCATTGATCGGGGTGCCGATATTGTTCGAGTGCCACACCATGCCGCCCGCAACGTAAAGCTGTGCCCCAGGCAAGTTGTAGTTTGCCCCGTCGTAGTGCAGGTAGCGATCACCATTCAGGTTCAGGTAAAGCACACTCATATTCGCGTTGCCAGCGTGCCCGTAGATTTGAAGGTGTCCGGTCGCAATGCGAAGATCGCCCGTCAGCGTTCCACCGCCCAGAGACAGTCGTGACCCCAGATCGACCAGCGACACAGCGGTCTGGACAAAAGCGGTCGTCGCAAATTTCACACTGTTGTCGCCCTGCGTAGGGGTCTGTCCCTGGGCAAACCCGGTAAAGAGCGGATTATTGATCGGGGCGTAGTAGGTCGAATCATGCCCGTTCAAGAGCTCGGCATTCAGCGTCTTGTTGAGCGTGCCGTTATTCAGCGAAACATTGCCCACTTCATTTCCGGGAATCTTCGTGCGAAGCGTGTCGGCATCGAGTCCCGAGCCCTGCCCTTGATTTCCGGAGTGCCAGATTTTCTGCGCAATGCTTGCTGCGCCCTTGGACATATCAAGGTAAAAGCCCTTGTTATTGCCCGCGTCGAAGAATTGAAGCTGATCGCCTTTGAGCTTGATCGACAGGTTTCCCGCGAGTGTGGTGCCAGATTCAGCCTTTTCAAGCATGATGCTGCCACCATCGTTCCCGCTCAGACGATGCACCAGGGCATTGTTCAAGAGT